CAGGAACATTTGGGAAGTCACCAGAAAGGATCTTATTCCAGAAGATGAACTTATCCGAATGTGGAATCTCATACAGCTCTGCCCTGAGGTGTACATCCCATCCTGAAGCGGATAGTTGGTTTCTCACATCATCAAAGTAGGTATCCCGGCTGGCCGCATCGTTCTTTCGGTTACCGTCTGATCCCCCATACACAAACACGCTCTTGTGAGGATGCGGCTCGTAGTAGTCAATGAACTTATTGATCAGGACTTTGAGGGTTTCATTTTCAACATAGAAGTTCTTAATGATGGGAAACTCATTCATGGCTTTGTGCCACTGAGAAACAACCAGGCAGTTCTGGGTAGAACCAAAGTCAAAGGAGATGTACAGGTGCTCGGTCTTGATGCAGTCCTTGTCGAAACGGCAATCGATGGAGAGATTGGAATCCGGAGTGTCGAACTGATCCCCATAGGAGTAGTCGTAGGAATTAGAATAGGTATGGCGCTCGGTACATAGCAGTGGATAGAATCCATCGACATTCCGGCGCCGCCGTTTGTTCTCCACCTCCAGGTCATATACAATTGCAGGGAGAACCCGTTTGAGATCCCGGAAATACTTCTCTCCCAGGATGGCGATGTTCTCCCTAGCCGATGCTTCCATGAACAGGTATTCATCCGGGTACTCTTCCATGAGCTTTTCATAGTCGAATACCCAATCGCCATCGGGTGTCAGGGGTTGAGATCCCAGGAACAACGTTCCGTGATGAAACCGCAGGTGCCCAAACCGGTCCTTGTTTCCCCGGTTGGCAGGAAGCACATCACTATCGATGGCTGACTTCTTGAGTTTGGTGGTTTCATCAAAGATCATCCCGTCATACGAACCGGAACGAGCCATCTCCGGCCGGTCGAATGAATTGAATTCGACCACGAATCCATTCATAAAATGAATGCAGTTCGTATAATCCAATGGTGGTTGAAAAGGTTCATCCCAACGAAATTTCTTTGGAGCCTTATGACCAATGAAGTAATGGATGCCACGATACAACCCACGGCGTTCCAAGTGGTCAATGATCGGCGGCAGGGATTTCGTGCGGATATGGAAGTAGGTAAGGCCGTTCAGGGAGATCTTTCCCCGGTTCATGTGTGACATATAGCGGATCATTTCATCGGATATGATCGTGGTCTTGCCCACTCCCCTACCTCCGATAAACATTTTATGCGGCTTGGAGGAAAGTTTGATCACCATCTGAGGATGGTTGTAGTAGGGAGCCTTAGTTATTTCCATCTGCAGGTAATAAGGGAGGAATCTCTGATACTTGATACAGATCCAGGTAGTCTTTCACGGTGGATTGATCAATGATCTGCTGAACCTTATCCACAACACGAAGGATCTCATCCTGGGCTTTCTGATCAATCAGATGGAAATACTGGCTTTTAACAAAGTTGAAGGAGAGTTGGAGGAGCTGGATGGGTGGTTGAACTTTGCTGGGATCAGGGATGTCCTGATCTTCTTTATCCAGGTTGTTTGCTTTGGTAATACGTTCGAGTGCTTTCTCCATGCCTCTGAAATCTTTCTTGGATTGCGCCATCCGGTACAATTCAATAGCCCACTGAGTGACCATGTAGCGAAGGGCTTCTTTCTCCGATTTACGAACATCCCCGAACAGTCGTTTGGCATTGGCGATATCCACATAGGCCTGGGACTCGGAGATTTTGAATTGTTTTATCATCGCGTTGGCACAATCACGATCGCTCCCCTTAAGGTCAAGAAGGATTGAAAAGGCTGCAGACCAGCGGATGCGAACTTTGTCATCCACGGGGCTGAGTTCAGCATCGGAGAGATAGAACCGTCTGATTCGCTGAAATAGCGTATCATCCGGAAGCGAGTATTTTGGAGCAAGTTTCATACGTCATCCATTTTAGCGTTTTCAATCAATTTGAGAGCCGACAGTTGTGCCGGTGAAGATCCATTTTTAGCCAGGGTAAAAATTGAGTTCCGGACTTCTGCTTCGCGTTGAAGCCTTCCTTTGCGAAAGGCTTTATACTCATCTGATCCGGTATCATGAACAGCTTCACTGAGATCGTTGAGATCCGTTTCCAGGATCAACGAGATCTCTTCCAGAGAGAACATCAGGGAAGCGAACTCCTCAAGGTCCTTTAACAAGTCAGGTGACAGTCTTTTCAAAGTCGGAAATGTTATTTAGTTCATTGAGGATCCAGGTACGGTGAAAAGCGGCAATATCCTTGTCGGCACAAATGACACCGGCTTCGATGCGTGGATTCCGGGTATAGTTGGCGCTGCCAACGATGGCGATCCCCCAGGTATCATTTTCGATCACAGTCACCTTGGCGTGGCATTTGGCCGCCTTGATCTCTGTTGTGATATTGCGAAGGAATTCAAGTTCGGCGGTCTTATGTATCCCGTTACGGTAGTCAAAGATCCCACGGAGTTCCAGGATAAGTCCGGATTCGATAAGAAGGTAGAGCTGTCGGATCGCGAATTCCGAGATCGCCCAGGTAGTGAAATAGACCCTGGCTACTCCGGTGATCCGCAGTAGATAAAACAAAAGGTCATGAGTAGACCAATCGCCAAGCGAAGCATAGTGAGTGGTCTGACCCTGTACAATATCCCCAATGACGTCGGAGATCTTCTGATTGGCTTTACCAATAAAAGAACGATTGATCCCCATGTTAACAATAGCGACACTTTGAGGTTTTAGAATGACCTTATCTTCGGCCTTGTCAAGTTTGAACAGACTCATTGATCAGGCGGTTAATCTCTTCGAGTTCAAGTTGATATTTTGCCAGGTTCTCCCTGTTTTTGGCAATCGTTTTCAGGGATTTGGATGATTTACACAGACGTTCATACCTGGAAACGTAGGTCCGAAGTGTCTTTTGCCTTTGAAATAACTGAAACGGAGGCAGCTCTCCGGCTCCATCTGGAACAACCTTCTGCGTTACTTCAGGAAGGATGCCGTGCGTATTGAAATGATCAAGTCGCTTGTATCCTTCATCGATCTGATCTGACAGGTCAAGAATCTGCAGGGAAGCCTGGCAACGCTCCTGCTGTGATCTGACAAGTGAGAGAGAAGCATGTAAATGATCCCGGATCTTCAGCTTTGAGACAACATCGTTTCTGCATAGATCGGCTTCCGGTGTGTTTTCCCGTCGGATCGAACCTTCGACTTTCTGCACCAACGGAGGCGGTGAAGGTTTCTTGTTGGCAGGAACAGATTTTACCGGAGGCAAAGCCGCAAGTTTGCGTAGCTCATAAGCCAACGTATCAATATTGGAGGGAGTTTCACCTCCCATACGCAGCAATCTCTTGAGACTTTGGCTGTGTCCGAACCGTTCATAGAGGGAAACACCGGTAAAATAGTCAGTAGGACTATCAAGGTAGTTTATGATATCTTCAATCATTCTGGATCAGGTTGGGTGCAATCATATTTCAAAGCGGGATTTAGTCGGGAATTTCTGTTCCAGGAAAGCTTTCAGATTATCGTTCAATCCTCCGTTATTGTGAGCCAGGTACTTCTTACCGGCACATTCAAATTTAAGATCCCCTTCGCTAGAGGTATAGAATTGAGAGTCCTGATTGTTAAAGAACTGGATACCAAAATCTTTCCGAAAGATTTCGGGTTGGACATCGGGAAATAAGGTATTGTGGTAAAGAGTCGAAGTCAGGTATCGATTCTCCAAAGCGTTATACTCTCCAATGATAGAAAGCATCAGTTCCTTATTGAAAAGTTCCGGGAAATGGGTTTCAGTATTCCAGCCGTGATAGCCTTTGCGCATCACAGCTGTCATAGTCCGGATCAATTGCTGGTACCAGGTATCATAGTTGTGATGATTGACTCCCTGCCAGTCATACATTGCTTTGAATTTCCCGATTTCTTGGACGGTGACCGATTCCAGTAGATACATATCATCGTACATCCGGATAAAGAACGGGTTTGTCAAGGGATGCTCACAAAATAGCATCAGCTTTGTGATTGAATCGAAAGTCTGGTTTTCTTTCATCCCTTCACATCGCCTTTGAGGGATGAAATGTATGCCAGTGATCCAATCTGGTCGATCCCCTACAATCCAAACTCGGAATTCCTCAAGAAGGTTAGCCTCAAGGCTTCTCAATGAGTAGCGAAGTTCGTTCCAAACTGAGGCTTGATGATGGTAGGGATAGTAAATATCGATCATGCAACGAAAGTAAAACTGCAATTGCATGAAGTAAAGGACAAAGAGAAAATGTAAGAAACTGATCTTTCGAAGTTAGATCCTCTTGTAAAATATATTCACATTTCTATTATCTTTGACAATCGTTGACAATCGATCATACTCAACTAGTACCAATAAGATAAAAGTTAAACGAGAACCCAGTACTATGAAAAGAATTCTTTGTATTCTAGTTTTCATCTCAATGCTAATTGTCTCAAAAACATATTCACAACAAATATATGTCTGCAAGTATAAGAGCGACGCAGATATTAAAATTTATGTAACGGAATACAAGAGCGAGGCGACACTTATGGTCTATATCACTGAATACAAGTACGATGCAAAGGGAATCAAAGGTATCTGGTTTTTCACAAAATACAAATCTGAAGCTGACTGGAAAATCTTTTATACCAAATCAAAGAACGAAGCTGACATAGTCATTTACTATACAAAATACAAATCCGAAGCAGGTTGGGGGAAAAAATGATAGAATCTTAGTAATGATATTGTAAATTTGTTATAATTTTGATTTATTGATCTTAATCGTTTGAAATCAGTAATCTTTGACATAATATAGAGGTTGGACAATTCAAATAATTATGAAGTTAAAATAAAGCTTGCTAATATAGTTCTCTGATTTGAAAATTGATAAATGCCAAGTATCAAAGAAATTCAAATAGTAGCTTACTATGGTTCAAATTTAAGAACCTTAAATCATTTGATTACAAAGAATTGACAGTTTTATAAACAATCAAAACAATTTTAATATGAAAAAACTTGAGATTATTAGATTCTTTATTTTTGTAAGTATCATATTATCAATTTGTTCTTCGTGTGCAAATTCAATGAAAGATCATTATAGCACTTGTGGGGATGATGGGTACAAAATGTATTGTTATCATCTATATTTTAATGGTGACAAGGTAATATCAGAATATACTTACACTGGCTACCTATATGCAGATGAACCTGTTCCAATTGACAAATGGAACGACTATATGAATGATCCAGGAATTAGAAACAGTGAATATTTCAGACTAGATCGAAAAACTGAAAAATGTAATGGCACCCTTACTAAAAACGATAAAAGAAGTAGATATGGTTGGATTTGTTATGATATTAATTATTCTGATTGTTCTCCCGGTGGCCAATATGAACCTTGGGGAAAATCGCCAGTAGTTCTTTTCTCTCCTGCAAATGGCACTCTTAAATATGTATATGTTGGTCAAGGAGATGAATTTCCAAAGGAAAGATTTTATACCGAATGGAAGTCAGAAGATGACAAGCAAATGGATAATCAATTGTCAAAATATAACTCAAAATGTTCATCCTCTGAAGCAAAAGAATTTATGGTATGGGAAATTGAAAATAAAGGTTGGACACTAGAAGAGGTTAATTTAAAATCTCAGGACGAAAAAAACTGTATTTATATCTATAGAGTAAACATCACTGGTTTGGGGTGTAAGGATGTTAAAATTATTAAATCAAGTGGGAAATATGAAATTGCAGATTTAAATGAGTGCATATGAATAAAATAACCATAAAATCAAAAAATCATTAACGTCATGTTGTAACATTCAAATTGATGAATACGAAAAAAATTATTTTTGGTTTGACTTTATTGTTATCGGTACTCTTGCTTTTTAACTGCTCATCATCACCAGAAGTAAGCGTCTGTGATTGTATAAATAAAAGAGGATATGCAGATAGTGATGGAAAATATTATAAACCATGCAATAAAAAGTTTAAGGAAATATTTGGCACAACAAATCCCTCCTCTGAACAAATGATAAATTATACCTTAAAGAATTGTTGTCAGTCATTTCCAGATGAATGCGAAAGATTAAGAAATACTGGTTATTAATATATAATAGAAACTTCATGGAGGAGCAAATGCAGGTTGAAAAAGACGATGGAAATGAAAACAATGACCAAAGTACTAATGAAATTGCTAAGAAAGTTAACGTCTCATATGGCAGGGTTGAAATTGGGATTCTGATTTGTTCAATCCTAATCTTCATAAGTGTCTTTTTGAAATGGGCTTATTTACGGGACATTAAAATAACTGATTACCTTCCACAATTCAAAATTATTGCTGCCATAAATGCTTTTGCAATTTTAGGAATGCTTTCGATTGAATTGAAAGCAAAACGAGCTGCGTTGATTGGCATAGTGATTAATCTAATAATCTTTACTATTTACTACATCAAAATGAATGAAATCTGGGGATCTGGATTTGATGCATCAAAATTTATTACAATACACTTCGGTTTCTGGCTAGGATTTATAGGTTCAATCGTTGCCTTTCTTCTTATTTTAGTAAAACTTTTTACGAAAAAAAATTAGTTTAATCTTATTGGTACTAGACTACAAGCTATTTTACAGCATCAATCTGTAAAAGAACTTGTAGTTTTTAATTTTACAATGTACCAAACATTCCCGTAGACGCTACAAATTCAATATCAACAATGTTTTCGAAAGTTTACATCTGTAGCTTGACGGGGATTGTCTTTAACCGTGCTTTCCCTTAAAAGGAAAACCCCGCCTTCCGGCAGGGCTTTTCTCAAACGCAACACCAATGAGAAACACGGGTATCTTTACCAGGAAGCAGATGCAGGATTGTAGGCAATTGCACCTTCGTAGAAAGCCATCGGAGCAGACTGCTTGCATTTGAAGGTGAACTTAGAGCCTTTGTCCTTATCAATTTCCTCTCCCCACGTAGTATCGATATCCTCAATGTGAACCAGGTTACAGGGTTCACCAATGAGATATCTCTTACTTGAAGCACAATTCTGAATGATCACGATCCCCTTGAACCCGATCCCGAACTGGGCAATCCATTTCTGGACTGCCTTCTCGATCCCAGGGTAAAACCCTTCCAGGGAGATCTCATAGCCCCCACAATCCTGGTTAGAACCTTTCAATTTCTTTTGGTTGGGTTTGATGGTCCCCTGGGTCATATAGAATCGTTGCATGAATTTGTCCGTTTTCAAAGTGATGTCATCGGTGATTGTGACACCATCGACATCACGGACAGGGAATAGGCTCCAGTCAATATCGGATTCCTGGATTAGTATGATCTCACTCTTGATCCCTCCTCCGCCGCCGGCGTTATCGCCGGCCGGCTTGGCAAGGTCGAATAGTATGAAGCTTGCAACTCCACGTGGCCCGGGAACCAGGAAACCGAAGGCAAGGAAGCCCAGCATGAGCACACCGGGGCTTGCCCCGGTGGCGTAAGATATGATTGATGCTGAAAACACAGCAAGCAGAATGGTCGTTAAAAATTTCAGGATTTTCATTGTTTTGTTCCTTTAAAGGTTCGTACTTATTGAATTATATCGAAGCCGAAGCCTGAGTTGGAACATAGGCAAAGATCGCTTCCTCAATCCCGAATCCGACGGATTCGTGCCAATCGCTGAACACCTTGATCATCCGATCAATACTTTCGATATTGATCTTGGAGGCACCCTTATTCCGGTTGATCAGACGGATGAAGTTTTCCTTCGGCGTGGTGAAGATGATATCTTTCCCATTCATCGAAGGCAGTGGGGTGAGGGTCAGGTTAGTTCCTTCGATCAGATCTTTCTGACCGTTGTAGTTGGTATCCTGGCCATGGAGATCCCGGCGCTTTTTGTGATAAGCGGCGTACCAAGCCCTTGAAAGGAAAACGTTCATCGGCTTATCTTGATAGAGTTCTGCGATAGCAGCGCCAAACTTTTCGATTTCATCGAAGATGTTGGCGGCGGTCAGATCAGCCAGGGAGATGAAGTTGATATTCGAGGTGCCGGCTGCTTTCTTCGCTTCCAGGATCGTACAGAAACCGTCCATGGAGAGTCCGGATGCCTGTGCGGTCCCGGCAACAACGGCAGCGTAAACACCTTTACCGATCAGCATCAGTTCGCGGTTATCCATCACTTTGGGAACAACCAACTGATCGATGATATACCTGGAGATCCCCCAGTCTTTGCGGTCTTTGGTTTCATCGGTCAGAAAGCCTAACCAGGATTCAAAAACTTCATCCGGGTAAAATTCGAGATCGAATTTGTGCCGGCGTTGCGGGATGGTGATCGGCGTAAATACGGCGGTACCTTTGGGAGTCCAGCCTTTTTGAAAACCCTGGACCAGATCGTCGATGACTGCCTTGGAGGCACGATGCTCCAGATCAGCGCTGGCGATCGTTGTCATGAACTTTTCAGAGTAGGTGGGTTGGGTCAGAAGGCGAAGAATATCCTTCATGTTGGTCCCTATGTAGGTGCCAAATGCGGATTTCAGGTCGGCTAAAGAGATTGTTTCAGACATGTTGAAATAGTATTTAAGTGAATAAATTAATCTTCTCCAAGGAATTCAGCGGCAAGCTGATCATGAGCATACACCGGCTGTGCTGCAGCCTGCTCGATTTTGTCTTTATGCTTGGCTGCAACGGTTTCCGATCCGCCATCTTCAGAGCGCAGGGATTCCAATTCAGTTGTGGTATTGGAATGAGCCAGCCGTTCGGCGGCCAGGTTATCCCGAAGGGTGGCGGATGCCTGCTGTTCGGAAAGAAGCTGAGCGCTCAGATCTTCATTGCGTAAGCGGAGAGTTTCCAGTTCGGTGTTCAGTTCTCCCATACGTTCTACGGTCATCTCTTCCGCGTCGACTTGTTCTTCGCCGATAGAGAACAGGGATAAAATGGCTTTCCAGCCGGCTTTCATTTTCATTGGTTCGGTATTTAGTGAGGTTTCATGGATAGACTGTGATAATTCCGTGCAGGATTGAATAGCGAATTCAATGGATCCTATTTCATCGATCAAGCCAAGTGAAATGGCTTCTTCGGCAAAGTACATTTTGCCGGTCAGGGTACTTTCATCCAGACCGGGCCGGTTGGCCTTAACGTCCGTCATGAACTTTGTGTTGATCTTGTCCAGGGCGCTTTTCTGATATGGCTCGTAGTTCCCGTCAAGGATCTGGTTGAATTCCTTGTTTTTGTCGACCGAGGCGGTGGCGTAGAATTCATGAAATTTCACGCCTTCCTTCTCATAGTAAGGTTTCAGGTCAGCGAAAAAGAGCATGGTTCCGATGGATCCCACACGGTCCAGGGTACTTGAAGCAATGATCTTATCGGCTGCCGAGGCAATCCAGTAAGCCGCGCTTGCAGCCACTCCTTCGACAAAAGCGACGATGGGTTTGGAGGCTCCTTTTATTGCTTCCACCAAAAGGTCCGTTCCGGAGACCTGGCCACCGGGAGAATCGATTACAAGCAGGATGCTTGAAATATTGGAGTTCTCATCGGCCGCTTTGATATCGGAGATGATCGACATGGATCCCCGGGCACCGCAGGGCACATCATATTTCATGATCTCCGAACGGATCGGAATTACCGCGATGCTCCCACCGGGTATCTGATCTGACTTCAAACCCAGACGTTCTTCACGGGAGGAAGCGGAGATGACAAACGAACGTGCCAGTTCCCGGGCAACAGCCGAATCTTCCATCGTGACCGCTTCCCCTTTCAACAGGGAATAGAGGATCGTGGCGTAAACCCCGGATCGTTCTTTGTCGATCAGCCAGACGGATGAAAGGATATCAAGCAGAATTCGGTTCATTGTACCATTTAATTCGATGCAATGATACTGCGCTATCGGGGCGTATTAAAGGACTGGGGTATTTTACAGAGGGGAAGCGCCGCCACCGGGATCACCGCCGATGGGAATCACATTCTGCATGGTCAGGGCATAGCCGGCCGGAGTATCGAATTCTCCTTTAAAGGTGATCTCAAATCCGTTGAAACCTTCGTATTCTTTGGGCTTGGAGAGCTTACTTGTTTTTTTCATCGGATTAGCCGGGAAACCAAATACCCGGGTGACTCCATTCTTATCCAACACTTTGAGAATCAACCCCCGGTTTTGAAGTTGGTAAAGGAGCAGCTCCACATTAGACCGGTCTTTCGGGATAAGAGCCTTTACGGTATAGATGTACCTGATACCGGCAGAAGTCTGTTTTTCCTCAGACTCAACCTTAATGGTTTCCGGTGTGGTATAAAGGTAGTTCCAGGATTTTCCCGATTTGAGGTTCACAATATACAACAGGTTGGATTTGTGAAACGTGGCCGACAGGACATCTTCAACGAAGGTCCAGAGAATCTGATGGACTCCTCCCAGGTTGATCCCGTCGTGCCTTGAAATAGTGTTAGTCATATAGCAGCGCTGTTTTTATATTTAGAAAAAGATGATTCGACCTCAATCTGAAAGGACTCATCATCCAGGGACAACTCAGGGACAAACGGGAGACAATCCAGGGACACATCAGGGACAAATAGTGACAAGTTTTTTTTGAGATCTTTCGGTTTGCTTTTCCTTCTTCGGTAGTAATCCTTTTTCATCATCTCATAGTTGATATAAGCAAATGTGAACTCTTTATCGACGCAGAACTGGATGATCACCCGTTTGAAATTTCTGTAGAAGCGAACCCGGTCATCCATATAGTCATAGAACATGTTCTTGAAGTGATCCATCAGGATATCCTCAATGATCCGCTGGTTTCTGGGAGAGATCCAGAGATTTGCTTTTATATTCAGATCATTGTACTGAGGGAGAATAAAAGTGATGTGATTGATGTCTGAATTTACCAATGGTGGTATGTTTGGAGGTCGTAACTCGATAAATGCGCGGATCAGCCTTCCGATCACTGCCCTTTTTGTAGCGATCGGGTTACCCAGTTGGCTCAAGACATACTCCTGAAGGTAGGGCTTCATTTTTAATGTGATTGTCGGTCTTATGTTATCATCCATGGGTCAAAGGTATTTTTAGAGGGTTCACAATCAAAGGTCAGGTAGCTTTAACAAAGATCATAT